GTGGGTCGTTATCCTCTATTACCGTTTCAACATCTTCTAACAATTCTTCGAGTGCTTCGATAACATCACTATCATCTGAAACATAACATCGAACTGTTAATCTTAAAAATCTAAATCTAAATCCACCACCATCATATTCTCTTGTTTCCGTACCTGCTCCTACATGAATTGCAGGAAACTCAGCTACTTCATCCCAAAACTTTAGTCTTCTTTCTACATTTGAGACTGAAGTTCTAAATGGTGGACTTCCGTTTATTTGTTCTAACTTTACACAGAGTGCCTCAACAATGGCTCTGCGACGCGTTGAATATCTTCTTGCTAGTGCTGCTTCCATTATTGTATCGTTATTCCAAATCTTGCCCCGATTAATCCGGTGGCTATTTCTCTTATAGACCTTTTAATTAATCTTTCTGGGTCTCTTTGTTGTGTATATTTTCTCCCGCCTGGTGCAAATGTTTCATAAGGGTCTGTTCTATAACTTGCCTCAATCATTGTGTTTCCACCTCTTGGCCCTTGTGTTACTCCCTCAACTCTTACTGAGTTAGCAAATCTACCTGTTCTATATTGTAGTGCAGGAGCTACCATATTTTTTGCAACTGCTTTTGGTAATAATTCATTAAGTAAATTTCTTAATGCTAGTGGGCTTTGACTTGCTTGTGTTGTTGTTCTGCTCTCACTTCTGCCTTTAGCTGGTTTTTTACCTTTTACTCTTTGTCTTGACTTTATCTTTTTTGATGCAGTTGTTAAAGCAACAGCATCTTTTACTATTTCAGTAATGTTTTCTGTTTTTCCTTCTGCTAACAGTCTTTTATTTACTCTAAGTCTCATGTCTGGTTTTGACTTATGAGGAAACATATTTTGTACAATTTGTTTACTTGTTAGTTCTACAAGTCTTTTTCTTGGACTTTTAGAAGCTTGATAGTCTGGATTCTTGTACTTAGCAAGTAGTGCTCTTTCAACTCTAGTTGCTGCGACTGTCAAAGGGTGTAAATCAGCTCTAATGTTTTGAAATGTATTTACATCTTTATTTGCTAAAGTCATTACAATTTCTATTTGACTTTTATGTTTTGTAGCACTGGACATGGTTTTTCTATTTATTAATAAACCTGCTGTTATACCATCTACTGCTTCTTCTACTAATTTATCTACGACTCCGTTAGTAGTAAGTTTACTTTTCATCGCAGCTCTAGTAGCTACTGTTTTACTATGTTTTTGTAAAACTTCTACCATATTTACTGAAGGAACAGTTGTATCACTACCTCCAGTTCTAGTTCCTATTGGCTCTCCATGAACCCTTGCTCTATAACTACCCTCTCTTGGCATACTGCTCATAAGAGTTCCTCTAGTAACTACTGGTTTAGGTCCGCCTAATCCAAAAGGTTTTGACTTCATAAATCCAGTTGTCATATTAGTAACTGTTTCTTTTATGCATTCATTCATTAAGTGTCTAACAACAACATTTTGTGCATCTCCACCGCCAAATGCATGTTTTGCACCATAAAAACTGCCAAAATAAATAGCAGTTACATCACGTCCTGTTTTATAAATTGCTACAGGAAATAGTTTTGACTTTAATCCTACTACACTATTAGCGGCTGCTTTTGCCGCTTTCTGAGTGTTTGCAACATTGTATCCTAACCTTTTATGCTCTGATTGTATATTAGATACACTAAATACTTTTTTCCAAGCCTTCCTTACTTGTGTTCTAAGAGTGTTCATTTCTGCTGTTGTAAATGAAGGAGTGGTACCACGAACATGTCTTTTAACAGCTGGAGTATTTAAATAACCATCTAAAATTAAATAGGTTATAGTATCTACTCCATGTTCTTCACTAAAAATAAACCTTATTTTGTTTTGTTTATATTGATTATTTCTAGTTCTTTCGTCTGCCTTTATTGTCTTTTTAATATCAGCTATAATAGATTTTATTGCCATTAAATTACTACTTTATACAAATCAAGTACTCTTTTTATATGGTCTGGAAAATCAGTACTAGTTCTAATTCCAGCAGTTCCTTGATTCTGTAACTGAGCGCCACCTAAAGTTCTTCTTTCTTTATGTTCGTCTTTCATATAGTAATTTACTAAATCAAACAAAGCTAGTTGTAAATCTCTCGGTGTACTTGCATATCCTGCCTTGTATGTGACTTGAACTGCACCTACACCTTTTGCCCATCTTCTTGGGTTACCATTTTCATCTGTTCTTACAATAGCATCAGCTTCATAATCTGCATAATACTCATATTTACTTGTAAGTAATTCTTTATAACTTTCAGAATACGTTGTTCTTTCTTCAACTTTATTAATTGATACTAACGGACTCTCACTGACTATTATCGTTGTAGTATAGTTATCATCAATCGTAAAAGTTTCTACTTTATTAGTGCTATAGTAGTCAATAAATGAAGTTCCGCAATATTTCTTTACTAAGTCAGAAACTTGTGGTACTATAATTGCAAGACGGTCATCATCCTTCTCTCCTCTGAGACCTTCTGCGTCTTTATATTCATTTACTGTTATTAAATCTGCCATAATCTTAAAAGTGGTGGGTTATAGGTAACCCACCAAAAACCTGATAAGCTAATATTAGCTAGCTTTATACATCCAACCCCACTTAGAAGTTGCACCATCGATAAGGTCTGTAAACCCGATTCTTTGTGAAGCCACAAGAACTCTTCTTTGGTTAGCTACTTCGTAGTCTGATTCAATTGTAACACCTCTTAATCTTGGCATTACATAGTTTCTTGGGTATACTGCAATAGCTGCGAATTTAGCAGCTGCTGGTGTAGCAAACTCGTCACATAATAGTACTCTTGAACCGAATACTTGACCAATTTCACCAGATAGCTTAGTTGCCATGTCGCCAACTAGGTTAGCATCTTGGAACTCTGCATCTTCTAGCAACTCATAGTATGACCTCTGTGAAACAATATAAACTACTTCACTTGGGTTCACACCATATTTACCCATGTTCTTTCTCATTTCAAGTAAGTCAGAAGCTACAATCTTGTCACTTGCGAAAGCAGTTGTAGATTGTGTGTAGTCTGAATCATTTCTTGCTAAGTGTAAAAGACCTTCAAAAGCTGCACCTGAAGTACCAAAAGCACCATCAGCATCGTCACCAGCTAGGATAGCATTTTCCATTGCTCTAGCATGAGACCTTACCATTGATTCTCTAATTAAAGGAAGAATTGGTAAAATTGCATCTTCTTCAGTCTCGTTACCTAAGTAAGATTGTGAAATAAGTTTTTTGGTTGAGAGTGTTCTCTCAGTTAAGTCAACACCTGCACCGTTAGCTGGGTCGTAAGCGTCCCCTCTAGGGTCTAAGTTACCTTTAGGTGCTGAACCTGATGCTGTTTGGTTAGAGGTAAACTCTGCATAACCAGCATCTGGTAGGATTGGGATAATCATGTTAGCTGAATTCATTGGAATTTCTCTAAATAGAGGTGCCAATACTAGCTCGTTTTGAATATCTCTCTCGATGTTTGTTGAAACAATTTGTTCGAAGTCAGCTGATGATACTTCAACACCTGCTTGTTGATTAACTTTTTGCATAACGCCTTTAGCATAATCATTGTCCCATCCTTTACCAGTCGCTAAACCAGCAAATTTTGCATCGATAATGTCGTTCTCAAAGTTTTTCTTCCAGTCGCCTGAACCTTGTCTGTCATTGAAAATTCTTTTTGACTCTCTGATGTTCATGATTTCTTCTGATTTCTCAGCTAGTTGCTTCTCTAATGAGTCTACAACTGATTTTAAGTCTTCATGCTTTTCAGAAACTCTTTTTTCAACGTCATTCATCAGTCTTTCAGCGCCAGTTAGACCAGCTTCGATTACTGTTTTTTGCTCTTCCTGTTTTGCTTCTTGAGCAGCCTTAGTTTCAGCTTCAACTTGAGCTTGCTTTTCAGCCTCCTCTTGTTGAGCCTTCTCTTCTGCTGCCTTCTGCTCGGCTTGTTGCATTGCATACTTAGCTACAGCTTTCTCTGCAGCTTCTTTTGCAAACGCATCTAAGTCGATTGAAGTTTCAGGAGATTTTTTCTCTTCTGACATATCAGTCTCCATTGATGAGGATTTCTCCTCGCTTGGCTGCTCAATCTTAACAGCGTCTGCTGATTCAACTGAGTTAGCCTGTAAAATTTCTTTTTGGTACCGTCTGTATTCTTCCATGTTATCAAATGACTTTGCTAGTCCAAAGGTTGCCCCTTGGTTGCAAGGTACTGATACTACAGAAACTTCAAACAGTTCCGCGTCTTTAATTTTGTATCCATCGGTATCAGTCATATACTCAGAATCTTTACATCTGAATCCAACTGAAAACGCTCCGAGAACACCATCTTTCACTAAATGAGTTATGTCACCTGCAGCTTTGGATATCTTTGCAGTGATATCTAAACCTTTATCAGTGACTTCTAAACCTGTTGCTCTACCGATAGGCTTATTATAGTCATGGTTAAAAAGAATGATTGGATTATTCTTAAAGTTTTCTAATCCGCCTTTTGTCCATGCCTCTGTTTCGATAATATCGCCAGCTCTATCTAGTGCATTTGTACTTGCAGAACCTTTGATGTTTATTCCGCCATCGTCAGTTTCGCCTAAAGTTTTGAAA